GCTATAGATAAAGTATGATGCTCACCTACTGGTAGCCTGACATTGTTTAAGTGTTGTGTTGGCATTAACATTTTAGTTCTCCCTTTAATATACGTTAACATCAAGTGATGCTTCAACCATCTGATGCCAACCATTAGGCATACAAACAAATACCCTATCATCTAGCAAGTTTATAGCTAAGTCACCTACTGCCATGACAGGATGTCGCATGAGGTGAGTGGTTGTAATGATACCACTGCCATAGTTGTTACCCTCATCAAATATCTCCTCAAGTCTTTTGACCTCATTACTTTTACCAAAATTTACTGTAAAATTCATGAACATGGTAGGCTGATACAGCTTATACATCCAAGCTCTATTCACTATATCTTCAGGGCCATCCTCATCAATTAACATACTCATAGTGTCAAAGTACGCTGTAGCTAAAGGCCTGTTACGATTTTCGTTTATGATATCCTTTAGCTCACTGTCTATAGGACGCTGATATATAAGGTAAGAATACATCATGTTACTCTCCAGTGTTTCTAGTGTCGGATCGTCCGACAGTAGCAGTTAATTTGTTAGTGACCCCATAAGATAGGTGCCGCTTTCGATTGTCAATAGATTTACTACCTCGCAAATCATACAGCATTTGCCTATGCCATACACTACGCCACACCTTATCGGCACGTAGTTTTATGCGATTGCGTTTAGTTATTCCTAGAGGCATCAGATACCCCATGACTTTTCTATGCCATCAAGATACTCGAATGCATCAGGCTCAAGTTCAGACCTAACCTTTTGTAAACACTCAATTAATTCATCAAGAGTGGCACCATAGAGATGGATAGAATACTCTGTACCATACTCATCAGGTACAATAGCAACCTCCTGCACCTTAGTATCCACCCACTTGTCACCATCATACTTCTTATGTTGAGCAATAGATATTTCTTTGCCTCTATGTTTTATATGAATGTTGTTCATATCTAATTCATTATCAAAAGCACCCATTATACTTCTCCTATCTCTAAATCAAAGTCACTAGCACAACTAAGTAGTGCTGGCTTGATGAACTCATACCATGAAATGTTTTCGCTTTCATGGTTACGCCAATCACTAGCGTTCCTATCGTGTGTACTTTGTAGTTTAGCCAACAGCAAATACTGATCATCGGTTAATTTATCTTGACCAAAAGCTTTTGATAATACTTCTGTTACTCTGGTATCATAATAGCCAATCTCAAACTCGCTAACGCTGGCCTCTTCTAATGCATCACCTTCCAAGTTTTCATCATAGAGTTCATCAGGTATGAACGCACCTACGACACACTTGGTATAGTTACCATTCTGATCAACCCCACGATAAACACACTGCGTACCACCACAGTCATCATTCATATTATCCATAGATGGACCAGCCATACCAGCCAAATGCTTATGAGCTTTATTGAATATATTTTGTAGTTCCATCGTTACTCTCCTAGTTGTTGTTTGTTTCTACTGTCGGACGATCCGACACTACATATCAAATCCCATAGCTGAACAGTAGTCAGTGACGGACTCATGCTCATCCCTACTATGCTCACACTTAGGACACAAGGCTACATCACCATATGGATCTGTGGTTCCACACCTCACATCATAAGGCTTGTAGTCGTAGCCACTTGGTATTTGATAAGTCACTTGATTGTTACACATTTTATACTCTCCATTTTTTCTTAGTGTCGGACGATCCGTCAGTAAGATCATCCTAGTTTCAAATTGTCAATAGCTTGCATCATACTAGCACCCCATCCCATCTAGATGAAACAGTAGCATATCCTGATTTTAAAAGACCTCGCAAGTAGCCACGTTGAAACGAGCTATCAGGCGGATCGTAGTCAAAAGATTTAATTGCTTGATCTACGTCAAAGTCTGGTAAATCAGCCTCACTTGTAGCCGCCTCACGACCCATGTGATATTCATGTAAATCACTCATATTTTTTACCTCCATTATGTAACGCCAAAAGCCCCGCCGAAGCGGAGCCTGTGACTGTGTTATGTGAGTTAGGCTTAGGCCTTCATTGCCTTGTTGAATGCTGCCTTAGTTATGCCGTGTTCCTGCATCTGAGCCTTGACGAATTTCGCAAGTTCATCAGCTGTTACAGCCTTCTTAGTGTCGGACGGTCCGTCGGTAGCCTTAGTCTCAGGCTTAGCCTTGCCCTTGGATACATTGCCAGCAGACTTGGGTGCCTTGGGCTTGTCGAGTGCCTTGATCCGCTTACGGATGGCTGAGACACCTAGGCTGTCGAGTTCGCCCTTGTTGTTGAGCCTTTGGATTATAGCCCAATTTGAAGCCACAAAAATCGTGTCGCTACGGTCCTGCCTAGATATGCCAGCAAGAGGAGACTTGGCAAGCATTTGGCCGAAGAGCTTGTCCGATTTGTACATAGCACGATGTTGCATCAAGATTAGGCCTAGCTCGTTGAAGCAATCAAGCATGGACGTTTGCAGTAGGTACATCTGATCGTAGATGGCTGCACCATGCTCAAGGCTGGCTGTCGGTGTGTACTCATCCTTGCCAACACGAATGACGTTGTCGTTTGAAAGCGTAGCGGTTTTTGCGTTTGGTTTAGTCATGGTAAAACTCCGTTTTGTTTGTGGCTTGTCGCCGTTTCGATGCCTAAGTTCTGCCAGCTGGTCAAAAAAATGTCAACACCTTTTCCTGTGCATTATGCGTAGGGAAAAGTGGGCTACTGTCGGACGGTCCGTCAGTAACGAGAACGAATCAGGAACATTTCTGGTTTGCTGATGTTGGAACGAATCAGGAACATCGCCTCGTGTAGCGTGGGTATGTGCGTTACGTATGGGTGGGTGTGCCTATGTGCATGAGCATTAGGTGGGTATGGGTGTAGATGTGCATGAAAGCGTGACATTCCCGCCACACCTGCATATGCGTGTGAAAATGCGTGTATATGTGCGTAAGCGGATGACTAATCCGTATGCAAACCCCATAAAAACAACGACTTAGCCCAGCCTTGCGCCCAGATGTGCGTGCACAGGCTCATTATGCGAGGCCTTGCGGGGGCCACCACCCCATGCTACGTATACGTATATGTACTCACACACAGAAGTGGTTTTTAGTTTTGGCTTTTTTGTCATATATACACGTTAAGGTACACACAACGCCGGGAAAATAGCCGTACAAAGATGATATACTGTAAGATAACGTAACGTAATAGTAACAATATGTTACAAAATGTAATATATAATAGAAATACGATAGAGTAGGGCTTGACATAGAGCTAAATATGCTTATAACTGAGCGTAGCGAGGCTTAGTTAAACATTAAGTTAAATAAAATAAAACAATAAAAAAATATTAAACTATAAAGTTAAACTAAAAGTGTTGTAATTGAGTTATTGGACTTAGGAAAAGTGTAACGTATAGTTAAACTATCTAGTTGACATATACTTTGTATTAGTATATTATTATTTATAATAAATAAAAAGAATATATAAGACTTAAAGTTAAACTAAGTACCATAATCTTTATCTTATTTGTAATAATGCTAACTTTGTATAAAGTTTGTGGTACAATTTTTCTCTTATATTACATATTGACTAAAATGAAAAAACGTATACAACTATATGCAAGTGAAAATGTATTAGAAGAGTTTTATAAAGCCTTAGCAAGTAATGACTCTCGTGCTTTACAACGTGTACACATTCCTAAGAGTGATGTATTCTATGTTCGTACTGCTATTGAAATTAATACAGGAGAACGTTACACTTTAGATAGAGTAGAAAGAGCTATGTATCTTGAAGGAATATTAAACCGTAGAGAAGTTTTAGATCCAGATAGACAAAGAGAGTGGGAATAATTAAATATGTGGAATCTTTTAAGTTTACTAAGTACAGCTAACAGTTTAAACAGTGCAATAGGTTTTGTATATAAACAACTTAAACGTTTAACTAAGTTTATACTACGTAAAGCATTTCCTACAGTAAAACGTTTCCAATAGTTATGTTTTTATCTATGGTTCTAGTTTGTGCTACTCCTAGTGCTCTATCTTGTAACATATTTACTAATGTGTACGATATCTTTCCTACTAGAGAAGAATGTTTAGTAGATGCAGTAAACGTTAGAGATGGTTTTCTAAACAAGGGTGCATATGCAAAGGCAGGATGTGTAAAGCTAGAGCATGAAGGAACAGATACTTAATGGCAATAGAATATAGAGGTGAAAAGTTTGAAGGTTACAACAAACCTAAGAGAACACCTAAACATCCTAAAAAATCCCACGCAGTGCTTGCCAAAGAAGGTGACACCATTAAGCTCATCAGGTTCGGTGAGCAGGGAGCCAAAACTGCTGGTAAACCAAAAGAAGGTGAATCGGACCGCATGAAGAAAAAACGTGCATCTTTTAAAGCAAGGCACGGTAAGAATATCAAAAAAGGAAAACTTAGTGCAGCTTATTGGGCTGATAAAGTTAAGTGGTGAAAATTAATGCCTGATCTAAGTAAGTCTAAGTTTCATACAAAAGGATATACTATTGCGTCTACGTCTGCCTCTGCAGATGCAACCGTTGTATATACATGTCCTGCTAACTTTAGTGCTATTACAAGGTACTTGCATATAAGTAATAATAATAGCTCTACTAAAAAAGTGTATGTTCAGTTTTATCATGCAGGAGATACTGCATATCACTATATAGCTAATGCCCTTAGTATGGCAGGAAACTCCGTAACTAACTTAGTTAATGGAGGTTACTTTAATTTACACTCAGGAGATAAGATCGTAGTATATGGCGAAACTGCTAATACTATGGAAGTAATAGTTTCATTAGAAGAATACTATGACCCTAACCGCACATAAACAAAAAGGAGTATACAATGGCTAAAATGCCTATGGTTAAAAAGAACGGTAAAAAAATCCCTGCATTTGCTGCTGACGGTAAAGGCAAGATGAACAAAGGTGGCATGGCTAAAAAGAAAAAGCCTGTAGCTAAGATGATGGGAGGCGGTATGGCCAAGAAAAAAGCTGGTGCTTATATGTATGGTGGTATGGCTAAAAAGAAGAAGTAACTACTACGCATAACGGGATTGCAATCTTGTATGTAGTCTCTTAACATAAAACATGGTATAACTGTCCTTGGTAATATAAAGGAGTTGTACCATGTTTAAACGATTTATAAAGAGAATACAAGAAAACCAACAGCGTAGAGTAGACTATTGGCTGTTACAAAATATGACAGACAGAGAGCTAAATGACATAGGAGTATCACGTGGCGAAATCCAACAAAGGTTCTACCGTTAATGCGTCAGGTAATTATACACAACCTAAAAAACGAGAACAGATTTTTAATAGAATAAAAGCTGGTGGTAAGGGTGGAAAGCCCGGTCAGTGGTCAGCCCGTAAAGCTCAAATGGTTGCAAAAGCTTATAAAGCAGCAGGTGGAGGTTATAAGTCATGAAGGTAGATGCACCTAAAGGATACCACTGGATGAAACAAAAAGATGGTAGCATGAAACTAATGAAGCACTCAGGTACATTTGTACCACATAAGGGTGCATCACTTACAGCTAACTTTCCAGTACAGAAAAAACACAATGGCAAAAAGTAAAAGACAAAAGAGTTTAACTAACTGGACTAAACAGAAGTGGACTACTAAAAGTGGTAAGCCATCAACGCAAGGACCGAAAGCTACGGGTGAACGCTATCTACCTAAGAAAGCTATTAAGTCTCTTAGTGCTGCTGAGTATGCCGCTACAACACGATCTAAGCGAAAAGGAAATGCTGCGGGTAAGCAGTATGTGGCTCAACCGAAAGCGATTGCTAAAAAAGTAAAACCATATAGGAAGAAATCATGAAAAGATATATTAAACGTATTTTACGTGCAGTATTTAATAGAGATTGTGCATGTAATAAATGTGAGTGTTAAAAGGTAGTTGCATTTTTGTTACTATTATGTTATAACTACATATATTAAAAACATTATTTGAAGGCAATAGATATATGGCTAAGCAGCTAACCGAAAACCAACAGAAGTTTCTTGAGGCTCTCTTTGATGAGGCAGCAGGAGATGTTCTTATGGCTAAGCGTATTGCTGGCTATAGTGATGGTACACCTACAAGATCAATTACAGAGGCTCTAAAAGATGAAATATTTGAAGCAACTAAAAGCTATATGTCAAGATTGGGTCCAAAAGCTGCTGTTGCTTATGGGTCGGCTTTGGATGACCCTACGCAGCTAGGTGTTAAAGAACGCATGATTGCAGCAGGTCAAGTGTTAGATCGTTCTGGCCTAGTTAAAACTGAAAAGGTTGCAGTAGAGTCTAGCGGTGGCTTGTTTATATTACCACCAAAGGATTCTAGTATAGGCAATGAAACGTAGAACTAACTTTCAAAAAACAGAGTTAGGCTACTGGATGTTACCAAAGCCTAGCAACATAAAAAACTGGGAGAGAGTACCAAGACTAACAAAGAGATCTGTACCCTTTGGTTATGAAATAGATCCAGAAGATAAAACTTGGTTAAACCCTATCCCTAAAGAATTAGAATTATTAGAGCTTGCAAAGAAACATTTAAAGCAGTATAGTTACAGGGAAGTATCTGCTTGGTTAACTACTCAATCAGGCAGACGCATAACCCATGATGGACTTAAGAAACGTATAGATGTCGAAAGAAGACGTAAATCACTTGCTGCAATTAAACGTAAACTTGCCTTCTGGCTTGAAGAAACGATCCAGCAGTACGAAACGCTCGAAAAAGAAAGAATCGGTTACTACACCTACGAAGACGAAAGAATTAAAACCTGAGAGTAAAGTATACGCAACTGTAACACCTGCACCTTATGATGTACAGTTTGCTCAAGATGTAGTGTTTAAGCCAAACCCCGGCCCTCAAACACAATATCTAGCAGCTAGTGAGCGTGAAGTATTATATGGTGGGGCTGCTGGTGGTGGTAAGAGCTACGCCACACTAGCTGATCCGTTACGTAACTTAGGTAACAAAGACTTTAGTGGACTACTAGTACGACACACAACAGAAGAACTAAGGGAGCTTATACAGAAAAGTCAGGAATTATATCCTAAAGCTATACCGGGTATTAAGTGGTCAGAGAGAAAGTCTCAATGGGTCACACCTCAAGGTGGTAGGCTTTGGATGTCTTACCTAGATAAAGATACAGACGTTATGCGCTATCAAGGACAGGCGTTTAACTATGTAGCCTTTGACGAGTTGACTCAATGGCCTAGTAATTTTGCGTGGGATTACATGCGAAGTCGTTTAAGATCAGCATCCCCTGAGTTAGGTTTGTACATGAGAGCTACTACAAACCCCGGAGGCCCCGGTCATGCTTGGGTTAAGAAAATGTTTATAGACCCTGCGTCACCTAATAATGCGTTCTGGGCTACTAATATAGAAACAGGAGAACCATTACGATACCCTAAAGGTCACACAAAAGAAGATCAACCACTGTTTAAACGTAAGTTTATACCTGCTAGTTTGTTTGATAATCCTTACCTAGCAGATAGCGGTGACTACGAAGCAATGCTTTTATCTTTACCTGAACAACAACGTAAGAGATTGTTAGATGGAGATTGGGATGTAAATGAAGGTGCAGCTTTTCCAGAGTTTAATCGTTCTATTCATGTAGTAGAGCCTTACAAGATACCTAAAAGCTGGACAAAGTTTAGGGCGTGTGACTATGGTTATGGAAGTTATACTGGAGTTGTTTGGGTTGCAGTTAGTCCTTCTGAGCAGTTAGTAGTATATAGAGAGTTATATTGTTCTAAGGTTACAGCTATAGATTTAGCTGATATGATTTTACAAGCGGAGTGTGAAGATGGAGGTATTCGTTACGGTGTTCTTGACAGCTCTTTGTGGCATAAACGTGGTGATACTGGTCCATCTCTGGCAGAACAAATGATAATGAGAGGGTGTCGTTGGCGTCCTTCAGATAGAAGTAAAGGCTCACGTGTAGCTGGAAAGAATGAATTACATCGTAGACTTCAAGTAGATGAGTTTACAGACGAACCTCGTTTGGTTATGTTTAATGATTGTACTAATCTTGTAGCGCAATTACCTAGCATACCTCTAGATAAACGTAATCCTGAAGATGTTGATACAAATGCAGAAGACCACTTGTATGACGCTTTAAGATATGGTATAATGACAAGACCTCGTAGTTCTTTATTTGACTACGATCCTGCAACTTCAAGGTCAGGCTTTCAAGTTTCTGACCCTACATTTGGATACTAAGTATGGACCCTAAAGATTTTGACGATAGCTACGAAGAAAACATTGAGTCATCTGAATCCTCTTTTATAGAAGACACAAAGAAAGACTCTCTAGAATCTGATAGTTCAGTAGGAACTATTATCTCTTTTGTTGAGAATCGTTTTAAAAAAGCCGAAGACTCTAGATTGCAAGATGAAGAGAGATGGCTAAAAGCCTACCGTAATTATCGTGGTTTATATAATCCTCAAGTACAGTTTACTGAAGCAGAACGTTCTCGTGTATTTGTAAAAGTAACCAAGACTAAAACTCTTGCAGCTTATGGACAGATTGTAGATGTACTGTTTGGCAATAAAAAATTTCCTATTGTAGTAGATCCTACGAGCTTACCAGAAGGTGTAGCTGATTCCGTACATTTTAGTACAAACGCTGACCCTGCTGCAGAAGATGCAATAGATAGTATTAAAGAAGCTTTTACTCCCTTTACTAATGAAGAAAGTCGGCTTGCTCCCGGTGAAACAATGCCACAACTCAAAGAGCGTATGGGTGCTCTAGCTAATAAACTTGAACCTGTAGAAGAAAAGGTTGTTGAGGGACCGGGTACAACTCCTACTGATGTAACTTTTAATCCTGCAAAAGTTGCAGCTAAGAAGATGCAGAAGAAGATACACGATCAGCTAGAAGAAAGCGGAGCTAATAAACAGTTACGTCTTGCAGCCTTTGAATGTTCTTTGTTTGGTACAGGTATAATGAAAGGACCATTTGCTGTAAACAAAGAGTATCCTAATTGGGATGACAAAGGAAACTATGACCCTACAGTAAAGACTGTTCCCTCTACAAGCAATGTATCTATATGGAACTTCTACCCTGACCCTGATGCATCTAACATGGATGAAGCAGAATATATAGTTGAACGTCATAAGATGTCTCGTTCTCAGTTACGTGCTCTTAAAGGTCGGCCTTTCTTTCGTGATAACGCCATTGATAGTGCTCTCAAGATGGGTGAGTCCTACGAGAAGAAGTGGTGGGAACAAGTCATGGAAGATGATGACCACGGCAGTCAAGCTGAACGCTATGACGTAAAAGAGTTTTGGGGTTTTGTAGATCGTGAAGTATTAGAAGAACACGATATAGAAATACCTCGCTCCTTAAAAGATGCAGAACAACTCAATGTAAACTTGTGGGTGTGTAACGGACAAGTCTTGCGTATGGTTATGAATCCATTTAAACCTGCACTTATACCTTACTATGCTGTACCCTATGAAGTAAATCCTTATTCATTCTTTGGTGTAGGTATCGCTGAAAACATGGATGACACTCAGACTTTAATGAATGGTTTCATGCGTATGGCAGTAGACAATGCTGTACTATCAGGTAACTTATTGATCGAGGTTGATGAGACTAATTTAGTGCCGGGGCAGGATCTATCTGTGTATCCCGGCAAAGTGTTTAGGCGTCAAGGAGGTGCACCCGGACAAGCCATCTTCGGTACATCTTTTCCTAACGTTGCTGGTGAGAACATGCAGTTGTTTGACAAGGCAAGGGTACTAGCTGATGAGTCAACAGGCTTTCCTTCTTTTGCTCACGGTCAGACAGGTGTGACAGGTGTAGGACGTACTGCTTCAGGTATCTCTATGCTTATGTCTGCAGCTAATGGCTCTATACGTACTGTTATTAAGAATGTAGATGACTATTTACTCAACCCACTAGGTAAAGCTTTCTTTAGTTTTAACATGCAATTTGACTATGACCCTGAGATAAAGGGTGACTTAGAAGTCAAAGCTCAAGGTACTGAGTCACTGATGGCTAACGAAGTACGTAGCCAACGCTTGATGCAGTTCTTACAAGTTGCACAGAATCCAATACTTGCACCATTTGCTAAGATGGATTACATCATTCGTGAGATTGCTGTTAGTATGGATCTTGATCCTGAAAAGGTAACTAACTCAATCCAAGATGCAGCAGTACAGGCTGAGATCCTCAAGGGTTTCCAAGCTCCGCCTGAACCAGCTGCGCCCGGTGTTCCTCCTGCAGGTCCAGAAGGTTCGCCAGCAGCCACTCCCCCGCCTCAAGGAGCAGGGCCAACAGGTCCACAAGATATGACAGGCGGGGGCGGTGGTAACATTGGAGTAGGTGCTGCTGCTGTACCGGGTGAGCAAGGCTTTAGTGGGAACGTACAGTAATGGCTGCACTGAGTAGACTTATAGCTAAAGAGCTAAGCTCTGCGCTGGGTATTACGGATAACCCTAAGTTTAATCCTATGTTTAAGCAGACAGATGAAGTATTGTCTGACGTAGAAGATCCTAATACATCTACTATAGCTGAGTTCTATAGCCCCATAGAGTCTGCTATTGAAAATGCACCTATAGGTAAGAAAGGTACTAGAGGTGAAAACATTGAGGCTTTTGTACGTAAACGTGCTCCTAAAGTTACACAGGCTGAGTTAGACTATAGAGAGTTTAGTTTAGATCCTGCTAGAAATTATACTAGGGGTAATAATAGTGGTGCTATTGACGATGGCATGGAGCCTTTAAATATTAAAGCTGTAAAGAAAAGAACTTCTAATAAATATGCACAGAGACAAAAAGATCTATTAGATGAAGAAGTAGGGTACGAAGAGATTGGTGTAGACGTTACAGCTAAAGACTTAGGACTAGCGACTCATTACGGTGGTTCTAATTTAGCTCATGCACGCTATAGTATAAGACAAAGTTCAGATTTGCCAATGCCTGAAGAAGTACAAACAGAACTTGGTTTTCAAATGCTTAGGCCAGACTCCAGATATACATTAATTGAAGAGCTTCAGTCTGATCCAATACAAAACATGGTAGTTAATAGATCTGAAACTTTGAAAAAAACTGTAAAAGAATTTGAAGAAAATTATGATGAAGTTATGGAAGAACTCTCTGATCAACGTGAATTTGAAATGGCAGGTTCTTTTTTTACTGACTACAAAGACTTTTTATTTAATAAATACATACCTATCTCTTTAAATAAAAACCTTTCAACAATAGAAAAATCAACGGCCTACAAAAAACTTTTACAAGAAACATCTCCCAATCGACCAATAGAACCAACTATGGGTGATTTACCAAATCGAAGTTCGTTTATATCTGACATTAGAGTTGTATCTGAAGTGTTTGAAAACATGATGTTTGAAAAACTTAATATTAGATACTTTGATCAAATTAGTGATGTAATAAGTTTTCTTAAAGATAATGTAAGAGAGTTAACTTATTCTTCTAATATGATTACAACTAAAAAAGATACACCTATTACAAGCTTAACTGATTCAGTAAGAGTGTTGTTACAGTCTATTATTGCAGATTCTAAAGCTAAAGGTATTAATGAAATTGTAATACCTCCTATAGAAAAACTAGCTGAAAAACGTTTTTCTAAAGGATCAGATGAGTATAAAAAAGTTATCACTAAAGGCTCAGGCTTTTACAATACATATGTTGTAGCGTTAGATAAAGCTTTAAAGCAACTAAAAGCAGAACTTGGTAATCAAGTTAAAGTAGGTACTAAAGACCTAAAGTATAAGACTTACATTAGCCCTGAAGAACGAAATTTAGCAGAAAGATTTCCAAGGGGAGATTTAGCTAAAAGAGTAGCTAAAGCTGATAAAAAAGATAGTGTTGATATACTAAAAGGTAAGTCCATAAACATTAAAGACTTGAAGTTAGATTCTAAAACAAGTAAACTAAGGTTAAACAAAGGTGGTTTAGTCCAGAGGCCTAATAGATGAAACTACAGAAGTTAGTAAACGATAAGCCTTTGTGGGATGAGTTCTGCGAAATGCTAGATAATAAGATACTACAAGTGCACAAGAAGATGGAACAAGTCACAACTACAGATGATATGTTTCGATGTCAAGGCGAAGCAGCAATGCTACGTAAGCTTAAATATTTGAGGGATGAAGTTAATGGCAATAAATGAGCAGATGGAAATGGCTTTCATGGATGAGAAGGTAGATCCTGTATCAGGCAATGAAGTCCCTCCGGGGTCTTTACCTGAAGAAGTACGTGATGACATTGACGCTAGGTTAAGTGAAGGTGAGTACGTTGTTCCAGCTGATGTTGTTCGTTTCTTTGGTGTAAAGTTTTTTGAAGATCTACGTACACAAGCTAAGACAGGCTTAGCTAGTATGGATGCTGCTGGACGTATTGGTGGTGATCCTGTAGATGTACCTGTCGTTGAAGAAGGTACTGACGTTAGTGAACAGGACTTAGCTATGTTAGAAAAAGCATTAGCTACTTCTGGTCTTAAGGATGGTGGACTTGTAAACAAAACACTAAACTCTATAGCATCACAAGGACAAACTGATCCTCTAGTAAACTCTCGTATGAATGCTAAAGGCATGACTGTTGGTTTGTATGCAGGAGGTATGACTGAATCTCTATATAATGATACAACTAAAATTGATACTGTCATAGACAAAGTATTAGCTGCTACTAAAACAAATCCTTCTCTACTAGAAGAATTATCTAAACGTGGCGTCACAATAAATACTACAAAAGCTAATATGAAATCAGATGATATGCAGAAAGCAAATAGGCAAACTTCAACACTAGCTGAAGGTGGTCTTCTTCCAGAAAGTGCAGAAAATACAAGTTCTAGTTTTAATCCTTTTGAGTATGGCTTAGGGTTCTCTTCATTTGGTACTACTGATAATACAGGTGGTAGAGCTACAATAATGGTAGACTATTACAACCCTTCTACTGGTGAAATTATGAAGATTGAACATGATGCTGTTACTAATCTTCCTATAGGTACAGTACCTGCAGGATTTATTATGGGAGTACCACCAGCAGTAGAAGCTCCGACAGGAAGAGTAAATAGAGAAGATGACTTTGAAGTTGATATGGATGCTTGGAAGAATAAGTATACCTACTCAGATCCTGATGCACTTGCAGGAGAAACATTAGGAGCAATTAATAAAGAACAAAGTGGCATAAGTAAGTTCTTTAAGAATAGTCCAGTTAATCAATTCTTGCAAGCTACAGCAATAGGAGAATTAAAAAGTAACATTGACTATCTAGAAGCAAGAGGGTATAATGCAGATAAAATTGCTGAGATGAAAGCTGCTTTAGCTGCACGTACTAAAAATCGTCTTGGTGATGTAACTAAACTTGGAAGTATTATAAACTATGCCTTAACTAATACTTCTAATCTTACAAATAAAATACTTGATGAGTATGGTAGTGACC